ATGCCGCATACTGAAGATATATACACTCTTTGTTATGCTTATACGCAATCATAAACCCTATATATTCATCATCTAAATCACATGTATATATAAAGTCGGGTTCATCTGTTTCTTTAAGATGCAGGTTGCCACAAAACTCTTCATATGGTGTCTTAATTACATTAAGCTCTTTCATTATTTACCGAAAATTCTTCCCATCCAGTCGCCTTCGTTTTCTCTTCTCTGTGTAGCATAATCAGCTGCAAGTCCCACATCAAACTGCTGCTGCTGCTGTTGCGTTGATACATCAAATTGTCGCTTGGCTTCATCTGCCATCTTGGTTCTTTGTGCCAACTCTTTGTATTTGAACATCCTGTCAGACTGCGCTTTATGTGCAGCAGCAAGTCTTGCTTGAAGATCCTTATTTCTGGACGTTTCGCCAAAATTCATATTACCTGAAAATCGCTGCCTGGCAGCAGTCTGCGCAAGTGCCTGTTCAGCCTGTGGACCCAAGCCTCCTGTCATTGTTGATTTATACTCTTCTTGTAAACCTAATTCTGCCATCTATTATACCCCCTTAATCCTTTAATCTCATTCTACTTAATTCATAAAGACCGCTAATCCAGAGCGGTTCAAATCCTATTGTCTCGTCATCAGTGCTGATTGTAAACTTTAACCTGTGAAACACATGGCTTCCCCATGTAGAGCCAGATATACTACGAGCTGGCATTGTTGAATCATACCCTGACTTGGAAGGGGAAAGTGTAATTGTTTTTCCTGTCTGGTTCATATCGCCATAATGGGTTACTGTAACCGAACTGGAAGTTGTTCCTTTAGCAACCATAACCAACCTGATATACCTTATTATACTCTCTATATTTATATCAGAAGAGACGGGTAAATCACCAAGTTCAAACTCGTATGTTATAGACCCACCATCTCCTGTAAACGCAGTCCCATTTTCCAATCTCTGCAGGTATCCAGAATTAGTTGCACCATAACTATAATGAGCACCACCTGAAGTAGAAACATCAAGCCCACACTGTAACCTGTTACCACTACCCCTGTCAATCTCAAACCACTTCTGTCTCCTTAAATCAAATACCAGTTCCTTGTCAAGTGTAGTAGAATCACCAGACGCAAACATCCAGTGATACTCGTAGTTACCATTTGTATTATCCCAGAACCCATAACTATCTGCCACTTTACTAAGGTTTATAGATTCTGATTTTGTCTGGTCAAAGTAATTACCAATAGAAGCAGAAATGGGGTAAACAGCTTCAGCATTATACATCATTATAGCATTTGCTGATTGCCATACAATAACCTGTTGTGATTGTAATGGTGCATATTCCAGCCCAATAGGACTTGCTTTAAGTGTATATGGAGCAGAACACCCTACATTGTTATCTACCTGTGTAATAAGCCAGTCTTCTGGGCCCGAACCAGATATTACAAATATAGCACCTGCCTTTGCTACTAATATATAGGTTGTTGACCCTACAGCAGAGGTATTAATATATATCTCAGCAGCAGCAACAATCTCCGTATCATCTCCGAAGATAAGCCCATCTCCTGAATCTGAACCTGTAAAGCTATTAAGAGTTCCAAGGGCAGAAGCTATACATCTATTTTTCTTATCAGCCTGGTCACCAAATAAGAATGTCCTTCCCTGTGCATATAAAGGAAACGTATACTCCCCAAGTGGTTTCTGCACTGGTATACCTGATAAATGATAAAGCAAAACATCACCACTGAAGTTTTGACTCCATGATAGTTTATAATAATATAGAGGGTCTTCTTTGTTTATTTCTTTTCTGAATTCCGTATTCTCGGCAACGGGATTCCATGTTATATATCCTGATTTAGCATATGATATAGAACTGGAAGATGTACCATCATTAATAGTTCCAACTGAAATCCAGTCAGCCCCATTCCAATATGAAATACCAATAACCGTACTTGCCGTGGTGTTAGTATGGTCTGGTATCAACTTGCAATGAAACCCTTGTTGTCTTTCTATAAATCCACATAACATATATTCAGTAGATGCAAGACTATTCATAATTACATAACTTGATTCATCCCCACCAGTGGTTTCTTCATATACATAACTGTTTACAAAAACATTCGTTGTGTTATCCTTATACAACCCACCTTCGTATAACTGAACAGACGCTGACGATCTAAACGCACCATCCCAAAAATCCCTCAATTTTTGAAACGGCTCAATTACCTTCATAGTAGAAATAGCAGTAGCAGCATCTGCATCTGTAATTTCAATCTTATACCAATATCCCAAAACACCATCTACTATTTTCTGCCTGGCAATATCTTCTGTTGAATCAAATGTAATGGTTCCCGATTGGGCCAGGGGAATACCACCAGAAGCTGTATTATCAGTAAGGTTGGTAACTGTCGTCCATTCATTAGTAGAACTCCAGTAATAAACACTTAATGACCCTGTGGATGTATTGGCATTTGAAACTGTAAAGTTAAACCCAGATAAGGGTAATATACCACCAACCCTTATATTAACATCAGCCGTTGATGTACCATAAGCACTGGCTGGCACATCAAAGTCTGTGATAGAGAGTGCCGTATTAGTCAATCTTACTTCGTCTAAATATCCATTAAGAGGTTTGGTTGTGCTTGTACCATCATGTGCCGCCCCTATAAACACGGTTGAATCATAAGCTACTACAGATTCTGTTCTACTTGCTGTACTTACATGGGCTTTTGATATACCGTCAACAAATATAGAATAATCATTTCCATTTTCAATCACACGTATATGTGTCCATGTTGTTGCAGATATAACACTATTAGGTGTGGATAAATCCACTATAGCATCAATTACAGCACCACTCATATTTACATCCGTAGTTGCTATTGTTGTTGCTGAACTTGAAACTACATATCCATTAGTTGCTGCGCCCTTTGTAACGGCTGTAATTGTTATAACAGCACCATCCGCAGTTGCTGTGTAATTAGGAGATGATGTATTGGCAGTTATATTACTTGCCACGTTTGTAGCTGTAGTACTGAGGTCAGTATCAAAAGATTCAGCACCAGACATTATAGCCACACTATTCACGGTTATACCATCTACAGAACCAGCTCCACCTGAATTAAGAGTGACCGTTCCTGTAGCAGCCGTTGGTACACATATCTGTAAGTGAGCAGCACCGTTTGTATCAATAAATATACGGGTATAGTCCTCAGTACCTCCGCTTTTAGCCTGAGAAAATAGCCCGTGATCTACACTTAAATTGTTTAAATAAACCCATCCTTCCCATGTCCATATACCGCCTGATAGTACAAAGTCTGCATCATCTGGGGCCGTTACCCAATCGCCAGTTCCGTCCAGTTGAAGACTGGCAGTCCCAAACTTCTTTATAGTTGTATCAAGTTTTGCATTACCAACTGCTGTCATTGTATGAGCAGTAGTTGGAGAACTGTCTGTTATTGTTGTAGATTCATCTGAACCGTCACAATGTAACAGTAACTTGGTCTCACTACCTATACCTAATACACGCTTTAATGTAGCCACATTAGATGCACTAGATAGTGTGTTCTGTACCTGTTCGGTGTAATCATAAAGAAACGTCCCGTTGGGGTCATAAACTGTAAAGTTTGCCACTCTTGCTTTATCACCACCCCACACCATCGTTTCCGCACCGTTACAATAAACAACCCTTCCCAATAGACAATTAGCAAATCTACCTTTACCAGCAGTAGAAGCGTCTGTATGTAATGCAGTCGCATTAAAGTCGCCAGTACCAGGAACAGTGGTATCATTCCTATATATCTTAGATTGTGTTTCTCCGCTATTATAAGATTGTGCCAGTATATGTTGGGTTGATTCTTTAAACTGGTGTACGTGTTTTATTCTTGGATGTGTAGATAAAGCCGTTGAGTTTATCTTGGTCATACCCCTTATACCACGAATACCATTATCGGTATATCGTATATTTTTTAAGGTCTTAAAGTTATCAATAGTGGTGGCTTTTTCCGTTGTACCAGAACCACCACCAACTGTAACAATGCGTACTGAATTTATAGCAGAAAGAAGTCTTCCTGTCATCCCAAGTTGAAACGGTTTTAATTGTTTGTCGGTTTTTTTTGTTGTTCCCTTTGATGTTGTCTTTGCCATTATCAGTTCCTAGCTAACATATTAATTCTAACCTTGCTCCTAACAAGTGCCTTATCAACACCATGCTTACCCCTTCTCATCTCCATCTCAGCCATCTGATATAGTCTATCAGCAAAGCTGGGTTCTCTATCTTTATATTTAAACAACCATGCTGCATATTTAACAGTGGCTAAATCAAGATGCTGTGGATACCTGAATGTCCCGAAATTAGAATATACAGGGGTTGGTTTCTGTACATAATAAAGTGTTATTGTGTGACCTGCCGTACTTGGGGGAGGGTTCAGAACAATTCTAAACCTTCCCTGTGGCTGTATGACGTAAGCATCGCTCGCATCCCAATCACTATCCGTAGTAGCACTAGGATCGTCTGGGAAGAGTGCAGTAACCAGTACGGTTGATGATGTCTTGC